TCCCATGCAGGACCAAGAGCTGCTAGTGTTGCTCCGGTTTCAGTATGGTTTGTTGTTGAGTTAGCAGTCGGTGAAGCACCGTTTGCCATAACTTCATACTGACTTGTAGCAGTACTTACAGCTGCTCTAACTAATGCAGCACCAACTGATGGTAACGCTGTATTGGCGTTAGGTAAAAGCTCAATCCACGCACTGTTATCGAGTACTGTTTCAAAATAAGCATCTCTACCATCGGCTGTTCTAGCTGCAGGTGTTACTGAAAGGTTTTCGTATATTTCTAAAACGGTGCCAGCAGTACCAGAAATTTGACCAGTACTATCTACTACTGAAACGTGAATATTGTTTGCACCAGAAGGAGCACCTGTAAACAGATTTGAATATTCCCAATTTTTAGTAATTTTTACTTTAGTTAAATCAGTTTCTGCCAATGTGTAGTTAGGCTTAAACCCAATTGATGTGCTTGCTGCAACAACGAGAGCAGAGTTTGCTTCAGCAGTGTTGTTAGCATTTACAGCAGTACTAGTAAATGAAGTTACATTAAGTTCTTGGTAACCTACAGTGTTGTTACCAACTATGATTTTATCTCCGGTACCGATCCCTGTGAGGACTTCAGTTCCAATAAAATCTATTGTGCTAGCATTAAATGCAACAGATTGTGTTGATGCGTTTTGATTATTCGCATTGAATAAACCATTTACTGTTGCTACAGTTGGAATATCGGCAACGTCAATCGCTGCATTTTCAAAGCCCGTGGATGTAACCCACGCAACTTCAAGTGAATCTCCTAGTTCACCTTTATATTTTGCTTGAAATGCTCCGCCAGCATTGTTTGCTTGACGTGAAACACCATCATCTGCTCTTACGACCCATAATGCGTTTGCATAAGCCAAATAATCTGCAGCTGTGAAAAATGTTTCATAGTTGTCAGCATTTGGAGCAGCAAAACGATTTACAAGCTCTGTCTCCGATGTTATCAGAATAGGTTCGTTAGTTGGACCCCAACGAAACAACCCAGCTATAGCAGCTGGTGGTGTCGCGATGGCCGGTACTGATGCCGATGCGTCCACTTCTCGAACAATAACGGAAGGACTTACGGAAAAAGCCATATTTTTCTCCTTTATGTATTAGAAACGCGTTTATTATATGTTATTGTGACTGTTTCTATTTATAAATTTTTTGATTTATCTAATCACCAATCCTGATGACTATCTTCATAAACCTCATCATCACCGACATCAATAAATCCAAATGGTAATAACTCTTCATCAATTTGGGCCTCTGTTTTTTCACGAAGTTTTAATAATGTGTTAATGTCAGTCATATCTTTAAAATATGATTGATCTGTGAGCCATCCAAAGAGCACTAAGTTCATAACTAAATCGTCGTGACATCCAGGTTCTGCCTCGTAAGAATTCGCCTTTTTCGAAAAACGAGACAGTTCTTGTAGTGTATTATAATCTCGCAATTTTAGTTGATCTTGTTCAACTAACATTTTTAAAATTGAACAGCCTATTGACTTTACAGTTTTAGTTGTTCTTATACCATTGTCTAATCTTTTACCACCAAAACCGCCAGAAATTTGCTTTCCTCGGGCTCCCATGTTTGCTGTATAAAGCATATTTTCATAGCCATAATCCATTAAGAGTGTATCTGATACTTGCTCACCAATGTCATTGATTTCTACTAAAACAGCCGCTTCGTTATACATTGTTCCTAATCTATATATAAAGCTTGCAAAATCAACTGGACCAATGTAGTTATCTCTAAACACACAAACTTGTTGATATGGCATTCCTGATATATCAATTATATTAAAGGTAGAATAATCTAATCCTTTTCCTCGTGATACATCAGCAATCAAAACATATTCATGACCTTCTTCGGGCTTCATATATTGAATAGTATTTTCTTGTTCAGCAATAGGCTTATCATAAGCTAAAGCTTTTAATTTAGATCCATCGATCAAAGTCCCCGATGAACCTAAGAATTCGCAACAATATTCTTGTTTAAATTTTTGCTCGTCGTAATCCAGTGCAGCTAAAGTTTCTTCTTTCCACTTCTCATCCCTACCTGGAACATCATACCACATAACTTCTTCGTATTGATAACCGTTTGTTTCTTCCCTTGCACCTTTACAAGTTTTCCAAAAATGATTTAAACCATTAGGAGTTGAAGTCATTAAAAGTTTTGTTGACTCACCAGACGAAATAGTAGGATAAACAGATGCGAAAAATTCGTCGTACCCTTCAATAAATGCAACCTCATCGAGATATAGAAAATTAACAGACTTACCACGAATTGCTGATGACGATGTCGTTCCCGCCAAAACTTGGCAACCATTTTCAAGTGCAATGTTTCCTTTGTTCCATTCCTCTACTCCTTGTTGCAGCCATTTGGGTAATGCTTCATACGCTAACTTAATTCTTGAAAGAACCTCTCTTGACGCGTCTCCTTTGTTCGCCAAAATAGCTACAGTTTTAAATTCGTTAAACAATATATAATGAAGAATAATAGCGGCAGCTGTTGTAGTTTTACCTGACTGACGGGCTGTTAATACTGCAACGCGCCTATTTTCTGTGATTTTTTTGGTTATATTCTCTTGGTATCCATACATCTCAAAGGGAACAAGTCCTCTATCAACATGAACAATTTTAATATATTTTTTTGCAAAATAAACCGGATCTTCAGCGCATTTCATAAACTCTTGGAGAATTTCTGGCGACCACTCAATACCTTCACCAATTCTTTTTAAATTTAAATTACCAAGATAGCCTTTCTCAAGCATCGTTTGGGTCACCTTTAATCATTTTAAGTAAATCTGCAGTTGAAAGAATAAGATTATTGTTCGTAACGTTGGTCTCTGATTGTGCTGCGGGTTTTTCTTCCTGAGCATATTTCTTTTTAGTAGATATATCAACATAATCTTTGTTGGCATCTAATAAAGTTTTCATTAAAGTAGATACAACTTCAAAGGCTCGTGGTGACTCGGATTGTTTTGCAATCTCAACCATTTCTTTTACAGCATCATCACCGAGCTCAATAATGTTTTTAACATTAGCTCTTGCTAGTTGTAAATCATTAAGGTTTTCATCTTCTTCTGAAACTTCAACAGGTAGATTTTTTTCTATCTGTTCTATTTCTGTAGACTCAACTTGTTGAACACTTTTTATTTCTTCATTTAATTCTGAAAGCGGAGTTAGACCTAGCGCTTTAGAAATCTTATCTTGACTCATTTTAAACTCACTAATCTATTTCGGAAATTACCTTAATGACTCCCCAGTTATCATCAAATTCTATTGTGCTATATGCTACACTATTATTCGCGTCTGTTGTTGGCTCACCGTTTGCTGTTAAGCCTGGTTGAATAGTCATTTCTTCTACAAAATCACTTTCGAGATTTGCATCTAATCTATCTGCAAAGTCTATATCAATAAACTTAATAACTTTCTTTTCTCTTTCAGGACCAAAGTACCAACCTTTTAAAGTAAAGGTAAGAGTGTATAGTACCATGCTTCTTTCGTCAAATGCACCTTCGTATATTTCTTCATTAGACACACTGTTAAGTATAATAGGAATATCAATAGGGTCTAAGCCCGGTATTAAATTAACTGTAGTAGTCCAGTCTGGTTGGAAGAAAGGTAAAATTTGTTCTACAATACTAGTTGCATCCTGCTGATACTTAGTCATAATATATAATGACATATCAAGATTATAAGGAGCACCGGCGTATGTAAAAGGCCTGCCACCATTTTCATTAACAGCAGACTTTCTTATTTTTTGAGTAGTACCAACTTTTCTATCCGGATCGTATACCATTGAATTGATTTCAAATGACATTCGCGGTAAGTTAAGAGCAGACTTTCTATTTAAGTCTGGATCTTGCTGGATGCGAGCTAAAAACTTTTGGAACGGGCCATAGGCTAACGGTACAACCTGAGACTGTATTACTGTTCCGTTATTATCGCTTCTTTGAATTTGTATTTGATTGAAAATAGTTCCAAACAGTGCTACATATTTGCGAGTAGTTTCGTTGTTAAAATAATTTGCAATTGCCATACTAGTCGCCTATACTAATTGTTTCGCTAAATGGATCTACCTCTGAGAAGTCTATAATATCATCAGCTTCACTTTCAAAGAATACATTCTTAGCCCCAGGATCTGTATTAGCCAACTGAGTAAGAGTAGTAGCAAGCATTGGATTAGTGTTAGCAGTATCACCAAAGAACGTGTCAATATTATCGCGGCCTGTTTCAAAGCGTTCGCCAGAATATTCAAACAATTCACACTTTAAGTCATAGACTTGAAGAGCACCGGCTTGATAGAAAATACTTTCGTGTTCTACGTGAGTAATCTTAAACATTTTTTCATTGAGCGGGAAGTAAATAAGATCGCCTTCAAAAGGCCTCTTCCTATTAATATCATTCCTCGATACAAATCTTTCGAATGTTCTATTAGCTACAGTTAAGGTTACTGTATCTCTAATTTCTAAACCAAACCTACTGAGGAAATCACCTTCACCTTCAAAGCCATCGACGTTTTTAACGTAAGCTTCAAAGTCCCAAGTAACATCAAAAATAGACAAGTCATCTTCATTAAGAATTTTATCTTCAGCACCTAATGTTCTGCTAATATAGATAATGTCAACGCCATAAATTTGAATTGACTCAATAACTAAATCGTCAATTAAATTCTGTTCGTATATATTATCATAGTTTTGAAAAAACTTATTAGTGGCCATGATTTATCCAATAAAGTTATATGTAAGAGGTTGAAGACTTGTTAAAGCTTCTTCTTCCATTCGTTGACGTTCTTCTCTGGCCTCTTGTAGTATTTGCTCGCCGTTAAATGAAACACCTCCCACCAGTTGCATGTTATTAAACTTGGTTAGGTTTGCTCCCCAGTTTTCTTTTACTAAAACGGTTGCATAGTTTTGTAACCAACGATCATTCCATACATCTGAATATGTTTCTCCATCAACCACGTCGTAAGCTTCGACGATTATGTATTGCCCTTCTATTAAAGCACCTGGGCTACGATCAATAAACAATTTGTTTACGTGCTTGTTATACCTAATCATAGGTTTACCTACAAGAACTTCTTGCATAAACTCGATATGTTGCATAGACATATAATAGTTTTGAACATTGTAGCTTGTCATATCTTGAATGTTATTTAAAACAAATTGATATGTTACATTAAACATTCCAGTTGAAGTTGATATAGAAGAACTAAAAGGAAATACTCCTTGGATGCCTAAGATGTTCTGAGGCAATGTAATGTATCCGTTAGTAACGTCATCTGCTGTTAATTGATGTTTTAAATAGACTAATTGAGAACCATTATAGTGGTAATCTCTCCAAAAAGAAATTGCCTCATCTACACGATCTTCTACTTGTTCGTCGGAGACGTTGATCTGAATTACCGGAGATCCAAGTTTTCTTAGTATATAATCTTTAAAAGTAGCTCTTGTGTTTGGCGCTGCCATGTCTCTATCCTAAGTTTACTGGGTTTGTACTTATTTATACGAAACCGGCAATTGGTTTAGCGTCTTTCAATATCTTCTTCTGATAATACATCACCCATCCAAACTTCAATTACTTTGACTGGGTTTTCACCTACATTCGTAGCATGATGCCAGGTTAAAGTAGGGATGTCAATACTATCACCTGATCCATATACATTAGATGTTTTAAACCCGTCATCAAACTCTAGTTCCATATGTAATTGACCATCAACGATATGCCAATGTTCGGAACGAACAAAATGACGCTGGTCTGACAAAGATTTACCTTTATCAATGGATAGCTCTTTTACTTTCCAATGACCATTCTGATCTAAATCACGATATCTACCCCATAGCCTTTCGGTAGTCGGTTTATCCCATTCCTTTAGGATCCAAGATGAACTGTTTTTCTTATCTTCTCCACCAACACCAAATCTAAAATCTACATCGTCAAAGACCATTTCAGGAATGTTATCCTTTGTACGATCACCACCATTTGCAAATATAATTGGTGTATTATTTGGTACATAATCTTTTACATATTCAATTGCTTTAATAGCAGTATCATCAGAATCATCAAATGTAAATACGTGGCCTACACATCCAATCTCTTTAATAATAGCCATACGTTCTTCAACAGACATAAATGGTCTGCCTTTTTTACGTGTTAACCATTCATCACTATTAACACCAACGAATAGAATAGAACCTAATTCTTTAGCAGCTTTAAAATAAGCTATATGTCCGGAATGGAGTGGGTCGAACCCACCAGTTACGATCACAGGTTTCATACTTTGTTCTCCTTCATCATATATTCTAAAGCAAAGTTTGCTTTACCTGTATCTGAAATCATTTCTGTACGGTGTTGGATTATTTGAGGATGTACCCACCAGTCTTCGTAATTTGTATCTTTACTTGTAGATATATCATTGCCAACTAATACATACCCGGCTTTAGATAATACGTCACGGGATTCGTTTCTGAACTTATCTCCCCACCATATAGCATTGTGTTGAAACTGTATAACACCAAAGCGATATTTATTGAACGGCATGTTTTGTAAAGCATGCAGCGAAGCATGTTCTGCATTAATTCTAAGATAATCTACATAATCATCTATACAATTACTTTTAAATAGCAACTTATAATCTATTTTAGCTGCATCGCCCAAAATCATAGTAGATTTTCTTTGTTTAACAAATTCAGCTGCTGCTCTTTCATCGTTATCAATAGAAATTCCAGTCCAACCAAATTGGTCTTCAAGTAAAGCTGTATTGCTAAAGACGTATGGATCTCCTGATCCTAGTTCTATAAATTTTCCATTTCGCTTTCCATGTAGCATAGAAAGAACAAACATATCTTGGTAATGTCTTGCGTAATTTTTTTCAATGTTTTCTATACCAGCAAATGGAAATTTATATGACTCTAAATCTTTTTTCTCATATGGTACTCGATGAGGGTATCCTGATGAAGCTATCCATTTGTCTATTTCTTTATCATGTTCTTCATCGTGGTGTGTTAGGTGCTTAAAATTAAACAAACTAAGTTTACTCGATTCGTTACCATGAACCTTCCAATTAGATACAGCGTTTATATATTTTAAACCTTGAGGTCCTGGGTACGG